GGTTTTTTGCAGGTCGAAAGATAAGTGTGCGTTAAGTCCCCGAAACGGGTTAACACTGGATTGACAGATTTTGTGAATCGGGGAGTTAAAACGAGCTTTTGAGTGTGAAACCGTCAGAACTGGCGCGGGCCTGGGGGCTCAGCCGGGCGCGAACCAGCCAGTATAAAAAGGCCGGCATGCCCTTGTCAAGTTTTGCAGAAGCGGAGGCGTGGCGTCTGGCGCATTACGGGGTTGCTGGAAAAAACGGAGCCAGTGAAGGTATTGGAAAAAATCTTCCTACTGAAATAAAAAGGGGGGCGCTGCCAGAGCCTCCGGCACTGGTGAAGGAAGCAGATTTAAGCCGCGAAGATTTCCACGGGACGCTGGCCAGGCTGGTTAAAAATGAGATGGTTGCCTGGAGTTTGTTGGCGACGGCGGTTGATGGTAAGGTGGAAAACGAGATATTGATCCGCGAACGGCATTACCAAAAAGCGGCCCGGATGCGGATTGATATGGAAAAGAAGGTTGATGAAATCCTGATTGAGCGCGGCGAGCAGGTTACGCTGGAACAAGCTAAGGAACTGTTTGGTCGGTTTCTGATGAGCCTGCGGCTGACGCTTAAAACCCTGCCGACGCGGCTGGCGGCGCGCTGCAACCCGTCCGATCCTGATCTCCCCCGGCAGGTATTGAATGAAGCTATTGATCGCATCTTTAAAAGCATGAATGAATGGGAATGTTAAAATGAATGACCGGCAGTCAGAATTATTGAAGGAGCATATGCGCGGGTTTTTCAAGCCGGAGCCGGACTGTCCGGTGTGGCTATGGGCGGAGAATAATGTGATCTTATCATCGCTGGAGTCGGCGGATATGTCCGGCAAGTTCAGCTCGGCGGTGACGCCGTTTATCCGTGAGCCGCTGGAGTGCTTCCGAAATCCGCAGGTGCACGAGGTGACGCTGGTTTTCGCGACGCAGGTTTGCAAGACGCTGATGATTATGCTGGGCGTTGCCTGGTGGCTGGAGCATCACGCCGGGCGCTGCATCTGGGTGATGGACTCCAAAGAAAATGCGCTGAGCTTTTCGGAAACGCGATGGCAGCCACTGATCAATGATTGCTCCGCGCTGGCGGCGATGATGCCGTCGGATCGGCATCAGTTCAAGAATATGCAGCAGCGCATGGGCGCGTCGATTATTAATTTCGTCGGATCGAACAGTCCCGGCAATCTGTCGCAGCGCCCGGCGGATCTGCTGGTTATGGATGAGGTCGACAAGTTTGCCGTGACGACTGCGCGCGAAGCGAACGCGGTGGATCTGGCTGAGCAGCGCACTAAGGCGCGGACCAGCACTACGATCATCAAGACATCGAGCCCGACGACGACGGAGGGTTTGATCTGGAAGAGCTTTCTGGCTGGTGATCAGCGCCAGTACTTTCTGCCGTGTCCACACTGCGGAGAATTCATTCTACTTGAATTTGAAAACGTCAAATGGGATCCAGCGGCGAAATATTCCAAAGGCTGGAATCTGGGGATGGTCATGCAAACGGCGCGGTATCGATGCCAGAAATGCGGCGGAGAGATCCATGATGGGCAGAAGACGGCCATGCTGCGCGACGGTCAATGGCGTCCGACCAACCCGCACGCCGCGCCCGGTCAGCGGTCTTATCATCTCAACTCGCTTTATTCCCCCTGGGCCAAGACCACCTTTGGAAACCTTGCTGTGGAGTTTCTGAAACATAAAGAGCGGTATGACATGAAGGGATGGGACAACGGATATATGGCGCGGCCGACGGAAGAGAAGTGCGAGCGCGTGGATTGGGAGCTACTGGCGACCCGTCGCGAAGCCTATGCGATCGGCGAACTCGAAGAGCCGGCCACCCGGCTGCCGGCAGGCGTCGCGGTGCTCACCGCATTCTGCGACGTGCAGGACACTTGGTTGGAGTGGTTCGTCTGGGGATGGGGAGAGGGATCTGAAAACTGGCTGATTGAACATCAACGGATCGAAGGGCCGCCGAGCCAGCGCTACACCTGGGCGGCGCTGCGGCAGACCATCCTTGCTGCGCGGCCTCTGCCGCTCGACTGGACATTCATCGACTATGGCGGACACTTCGGTCAGGAGGCCATTGAGTTCTGCCGGCAGATGGCCACTCATCGCGTGTACCTCGGCAAGGGTGATGAGGCGCGCGACTGCCCGGTAAATGGACGGATCGGAAAAACCAAAAAGCCGGTCACGCGGCTGTTTCATACCGGGGTCGGAAACGCGAAGCGCCGCCTGTTTGCCATGATGAACAACGGCGAAAAGGGGCCGGGATATTGTCACTTTTCCGACCAGGCGGACGATGAGTTTTTCAAGCAGCTTTGCGCTGAAGAGCTTCGCACCAAATACGAAAAGGGCTCGCCGATTGAATACTTCTTTCAGACGCGCCCGCGCAACGAAGCGCTCGACGGCTTCGTCGGCTGCTATGCCGGTCTGAAGCGCCTGCCGGACGGGACGCTGCGGCGGCGATATGCGGCGCTCAAGAGTCGGAGGTCAGGGACTGGGGATCAGAAGACGGGGGCGGGTAAACCGAACCGGCCGGTCAGGAAGCTGCGGCGCGGCGGTGGTTATGTGAACAACTGGTGATGGAGGGGACTGAATGAACGAACTTCTTCCCGGTATTGAACCGAGCGATAACGATCTCATTGAGATGGCGCTGGCGTTGCCTCTAGATCGGAAGATTGAAAAGGCAATTGCGCTGCTTCAGGAATATGAAGCGGAAGCGTTGAAACTTGGGGACTACGGGTATCACGTATGTGACTCGTTTGGGAAAGATTCTGACTGTATCGTAGAGCTGTCGAAGATGGCGGGCGTGAAATTTGAATTACATCACAATCTGACAACAATCGACCCACCGGAGCTGATTTGGTACGGACGAAAAGAACGTCCTGAAACGATTATTGACCGATGTGGACGCGGACATCTGATACTTGATCGGATGGTAGAGAAAGCCACTCCGCCAACGAGGCGGGCGCGCTGGTGCTGTGCTGAATACAAAGAACACGGTGGTGACGGAATGGGAAAGATCTTTGGTGTACGTATTGCTGAGTCTGCTCGTCGGGCTGGTATTTGGAGAATAGTAAATCGGGGGCGAAATAACGAAGTGATTGTCGCCCCAATCGCATATTGGACTAATAAGGATGTTTGGAATTTTCATCGTTTACGCAAGATTCCGCATTGTTGTTTGTACGATGAAGGTTTTAAGCGGTTTGGCTGTATTGGATGTCCGCTTGCTGGCCCGGCGGGTCAAAAGCGTGAGTTTGAGAGATGGCCGCGCTATGAGGCGCTGTGGCGACTTGGATTCCAAAGGCTTTGGGATCGTTGGCACGGCATTCCTAATCGTAAAGGTGAACCACGATTTTTTGAAAAGTACGGAAGTGTAAATGCATTTTACGAATGGTGGCGATCCGGTGGCGCATTGAAAGGCGACGACCCGCAGTGTGTATTTGAAGAGATGATGGAGCAGGCTGGAAGCCTGCGGTACGGACCGGCGGATCGATTAATCTAATCGGCCGGTCAGGAAGCTTCGGCGCGGCGGCTATGTGAATAACTGGTGACCGTCCCCGAAACGGGTTGAAACTTTCTGACATGGAACCCCTGCGTGTCACCGCTGGCGAAACTTTGAGCTGGACCCGAACCATCGCTGCATACCCTGCAAGCGTGTGGACGGGTGTCTATTATTTCCGAAACGAGTCCAATGTGATTCCACCCATCACCTGCACGGCGGACGGGCTGGACCATCAGGTATCGGTCGATGTGGCCACATCATCTACCTGGAAACCCGGCAACTATTTTTGGACACTGTATGTCGAGAAGTCCGCCGCCGGTGTGGTGACTGAGCGCTATGAGATCGATCGCGGTGAGATTGAAGTGGCTGCCTTCGCTGGCTCCGGAACTCCTGCAGACGGGCGCAGCTTCGCGCAGATGATGGTCGATCAGCTTGAAGCACTGATGCTGCGGGTATCCAAAAACGATGCGACGAATCTTTCGCTTGGCACCGGGACGAGCCGGAGCAAGACATTTAAAACGCTGGCTGAGGTTGAAACCTCGCTGGCGCGGTGGCGGGCGATTGTCCGATCGGAACGCGATGCGGCGAAGACCGCGCGGGGCGAGACGACCGGTCGCAGAAAGACTGTAAAGTTTGTATAAGGCAGGCAGGAGGTCGCAGAGCCTGCGACCCTCCAGAAAACGAAAGAACAAGGCAGGCTGGACTCGACCAGCGGGAGAGAGGCTTTGTTGTTACAAAGCAACGACCGAAGGAAGTGGCAACCCTGCGGTACGAAAGAGCAATGAGCAGACAGGAGTGTCTGCTCCACAAGCAAGGCAGGCTGGAAGCCTGCGGTACGGAAGAGTAATGAGCAGACAGGAGTGTCTGCTCCACAAGCAAGGCAGGCTGGAAGCCTGCGGTACGAATTAAAAAGAGGTTCCAATGTTTGGACTGTTTAAAAAAAAGCGTCGGCGGCCATCCGCCCCTTCTCCGCGCCTGCCTGAGCGAGTGCGCTCGCAGACAGGCCGGCGGAACTATGCGATGGCGAAGATGGGCGGGCTGACGAATGACTGGTTTTCCGGCGACGCGACGGCGGACCAGATGATTTATCAAGGGCTTCGCAGGATGCGCAACCGCGCCCGCGACCTGGCTCGCAACGACGACTACACGCGGCGCTTCATCGGTCTGGCACGCAACAACATTATCGGACCCTACGGCATCACATTCCGCGCCCGTTCACGGGATTATATAAACGGCGTGCCGGTACCCGATGCCGTGGCCAACGGAAAGATCGAAACTGCGTTCAATGCCTGGATGAAACCCGGGACCTGCACCTGTGATCGGATCGGTTCGCTGACGGATGTGGAGGCGCAGCTGGTGCAGGGACTCATCACGGATGGCGAATTCATTTGCCGCAAAGTGCGCGGAGTACAGAACGGTTACGGCTTCGCGCTGCAACCGATCGACCCCGAACGGCTCGATGAACAGCTCAACCGCGCGGCGCGTCCGGCCTCCGCAGGCGTCAGCGCGCAGAATGAGATCCGCATGGGTGTTGAGCTCGACAGCTTCGGCGGCCCGGTGGCCTATCATTTTATCGACGGCGATTCATCGGTCAACAGCTATGGTCAGCAGCAGCGGCGCGGATATCAGCGCCTTCCCGCCGCCGAGATCGTGCATGTGTTTATCCAGGAGCGGCCCGGCCAGACGCGCGGCGTGACGATGCTGGCCCCGGTCGCTCTGCGCAAGAAGATGCTCGATGGATTTATGGGCGCTGTAACAGACGGCGCACGGGCGGCGGCCTGCAAAATGGGCTGGTTTGTACGCGACCCGGAAAACCCCGGCGACGCAAAATCGGAAGACAACAGCGCCTTTTATGAAGCCAGTCCCGGCCAGATCGAAGAGATGCCGGTCGGGTTTAACGACTTCAAACCGTTCGATCCCGGTTATCCGCCTGCGAATTTTGAGGAATTTACGAAGACCATTCTGCGCGGCATCAGCGCTGGACTGGGCGTTTCATATCTTGCGCTATCGAATGACATGCAGGGCGTTTCATATTCCGGTGGACGGTTGGCTATGCTGGCCGACCAGGATGTCTGGCGCTGTCTGCAGGTCTATGTGATCGAACACTTCTGTGAGCGCATTTATCCCGACTGGCTGCTGATGGCGCTGACTACGCAGGTGGTGGCATTGCCGCTGGCCAAGCTCGACAAGTGGGCCGTCAGCCGGTGGCGTCCGCGCGGATGGAAATGGGCGGATCCGCAGCGCGAGGTGCAGGCTTACATCCAGGCCATCAAGGCCGGGCTGACTTCGTTTACAGCCGTCTGCAATGAAACCGGAACGGACTTTGAAGAGGTGATTGAAGAGCTGGCTGAAAACTATGCGCTGGCCAAAGCCTCCGGCGTCACTTTGCTGCTCGACATTCTGCCGCCCGCACCTGTGCAGACCGTTGAAGAGGAAGAAGCCGGTAAGGGGGTGGCAGACAAGAGTGTCTGCCCCACGCTACAGGCGAACCCCGAAACAGACGCAGAATAAATGAAAAGGAACCGCTATGAAAACCGAACTCAAAAAGATTTTGAAAAAGCTGGGAGAGACCGGTGGCAAGCTGGAGCGCACGGCGCTGATCACTCCGGTGATCACGAATGCCGAACGAGCCGAAGGCGAAGATGCCGAGTATCTCTTTAAACTTTCGTTCAGTTCTGAAGAGCCCTATGAGCGCTGGTTCGGGATGGAAATTTTAGGTCATAAAAAAAGCGAAGTGGATATGGGCTGGGTGAAATCCGGCACCGCTCCGCTGCTGAACCAGCATGACCCCGCCGACCTGATCGGCGTGATTGAATCTGCCAAACTTGAGTCCGGCCGCGGAACGGCTGTGGTGCGCTTTGGGAAAAGTGCACGCGCTCAGGAAATCAGACTGGATGTCATTGATGGCATCCGAACGAACGTGTCCGTGGGCTACCGCGTGCACGAGATGAAGCTGGTCGAATCGGCTGATGACGGACCTGACATTTATCGTGTAACGAAATGGCAGCCGTTGGAAGTCTCTCTTGTCGCTCTGCCTGCTGACCTATCGGTTGGCGTTGGCCGCAGCGATTCTGAAATCGAAAGGGCTGCCCCTGCGGCAGCCTCTCAAAAAAAGGAAAACAACATGGATCTTAAAGCCAGAGCCAAAAAAATGGGACTGCACGAAGATGCGTCCGAAGAATCCGTCCTTGCCGCTGAACGCGCCGCGTTCCTCGCCGAGGGCAAGAAGGCGGCCGCCACAGAATTCGCGGCTGAACACTCGATGAAGCCGAAGCGGCTATCAAGGACAATCGCACGGCTGCCGAATTCGGCAGGGAAGTGCTGACAAAATATGCCGCGGGTTATACGCCCGTCGCTCCGTCGGCGCCGAGACAAAGCGCCCAGGAACGGCGCGACCTGAGCGGATTCAGCATCCTGAAGGCCATCCGTCAATTCGGTGACAGTTCAACGCCGCTCGACGGTGTTGAGCTTGAAATGCACCAGGAAGGTGTCAAGCGTGCGCGGGAACTCGGACAGTCCGTTAAGGGCTATGCTCTTCCTGAAATCATGCTGAATCATCGCCACTCGAAACGCGATCTGACCGTTACGACTGAAGGCACTGATCTGGTACAGGACACCATCCTGGCCGGCAGCTTTATCGACATCCTTCGCAACCGTCTGGTCCTGCGCGATCTGGGAGTGACGTTCATGACCGGCATGATCGGCAACTTTAAACTGCCGAAAACGACCGCGGGTGCCTCTGTAGCCTGGGAAGGCGAGAACGATGCAAACGCCGAGACAACTCCGACGATCGGGCAGGTTGCATTCAGCCCGAACCGCGTCGGTGGATATACTGATCTCAGCAAAGGGCTGATCATCCAGTCCAGCGTATCGGCGGAGATGTTCGCGCGCAACGAGCTGATGGTTGCGTTGGCCGCCGCTATTGAGCTGGCGGCAATCGCCGGCGATGGAACGGGCGACCAGCCGACCGGCATCATTGAAACCTCCGGCATCGGTTCGGTTATTGGCGGCACCAATGGCGCGGCCCCGACCAACGATGACATCATCGACTTGGAAACCGCGGTGGCGATCGACAATGCCGATATCGGCAAGCTCGGATACCTGGTGAACGCCAAGGTCCGCGGCAAGCTCAAGAAGACCCGCATTGAAAGCGGTCAGACCGACATGGTTTGGGATCGCCGCACACCGGAGGCGCCGCTCAACGGCTATAAAGCCGCTGTCACCAACTTTGTCCCGAGCACTCTGAACAAGGGTGAAAGCGTGGGTGTCTGCTCGCCGATCATCTTCGGCAACTTCGAGGATCTGATCATCGCGCAATGGGGCGGCATTGACCTGATCATCGACCCGCTGACTCAGGCCATCTATGACCTGACCCGCATTGTGGTCAACACGCGTGCCGACGTACAGGTCCGCCGGGCGGAATCCTTCGCGGCGATGCTCGACGCGCTGACTGCGTAACCCTCACCGCCCCGGTTGGTAGCCGGGGCGGCAATTTCATCAAGTGGAGAATCGAATGAGAATTATCATTACCAAAGCGACCTTCGTCAGGGGAACGCCTCTATTGCCCTCACTCAAGCCGATTGAGATGAACGACACTGTGGCGCGCGTATTGATCGAAGCGCACAAAGCGGTGAAGGCTCCGGCAGATATCAGGGAGCCTGAACCCGAGAAGGTTGAAGACGCGCCGGCAGGTGCCGGGGAGTCCGAACCCAAAAAGGTTGAAGACGCACAGGCAGGTGCCGGGCCGAAGAAAACCTTCGCGCAGAGAATCACAGGACGATAACCCCTGGCTCGGTTAGCCTGTCTGCGGGCGCTGGGTTTTAATTTAAAAACTGGAGAAAAGATTATGAAAAAAACAGGAATCCTTGCATTATTACTCGTCGCGCTGATTGCCCTTACAGGCCTCGCGTTT